GGGATCATGCTAGAATAGACGCTATTACTCTTGAATATAGTATATCCAACCAACGTGAAGTTGAAGAAAAAGTTTTAGGTCATGAAGCAACGAAAATCATTGATGAAAGATTACAGGCAACAAAGGATGCTCTTGCAAAAGCGGAGGCTGCTTATAGGGAAACAAAAAAAATACGAAATGACATGCTCAAAGAAATAGAAGGATTGATGTCTATAGCCCATCTACGTAAAACTGAAGGTACTTCTGTATTAATTGCTAATTTCTTATTTGATAATAATACAGATGAAGCTGCTATTGAGATACTGAAAAATAAAACTGGAAAGACCGGAAATTCATTAATAGAAATTTTAACTAAATGCACAAAAGAAGGCGGAGGCAATACTAAATATTAAATGAATATAATATTTGTTAAGTGGGGTACAAAGTATCCTAGTGAAGATGTTAATATTTTATATAGCTCACTAAAAAAATACTGTGATTATGATTTCTATTGCTATACTGATGATTCTACCGGTATAGATTCTAACATAAACATAATAGATATTCCATCTAAACCGGCTCTCAAAGTCTGGTGGAATAAATTACCTATGTTTAATAAGGATTTTCCTTTACATGCTAAAACAATATTCTTTGATTTAGATGTTTATATACGACATAATCCATTTCCATTAATAGAAACATCTGACTGGTCAAAATTAACATTGATTGATTGCCGTCCATGGAAAGATATTATTAATACAGATAGCAATTATTCTACACGATATGATGTCACAATGAATTCGACAGTTATTACCTGGGATGCAGATAATCCAGAAATTCATAAGATGTGGGATCATTTTAATGGATCACAGAAAGACTATTTCCTTCGTAAGTATAAAGGAATCGATAGGTTTATTCAGCACGAGGGATTCAGCTATGAACTGTTTTCAACAGAACTTATTCAGTCGTATAAATACCAATTAGAAGATGATTATATGAATAATCCGATTGTGACCTTTGAGGAAGTTGACTATGGAAGAAGTGATATTAAGACGTGGATTGAAGATGATAAAGAAAATCTTCGAAGAAAGCACGCAGTCTCAGGATGAAGATCTATTCAGAATTCCTGATATTATTAACTCATTAGACAAAAAACAGATTGAAAGCAAGAAATGGTTAGTAGACACATTAGCAGAATATTATACTGGAAATGATACGTTTATTATTGGTGGTGGCTGGTATGGTTTACTCGGGTATTTAGTTAAACTTAAATTCCCTGATCATAAAATTGTTAATACTGATATAGATGAAAAGGCAATTAAAATAGCAAAGCAAATGTTTCCGGAAGTTAAGCATCAAGTGATTGATATGATTAATAAAAATTATTCTGAAAACTGGGCTTATCAACATAATGAAGGAGTTTTTATTAGTACGAGTATAGAACATATCCATAAAGATGAAGTTGATTCTATAATGTTTTATAACCCGAATAAGATAGTAGCATTGCAAAGTAATAACTTTTATGATCATCCAACCCATATCAATTGCTCAAAATCTTTAGATGATTTTAAAGAATATATAAGTCCAATGTTAAAAGAAGTATATTATGCCGGAGAGTTATATTTAGATGACTATACAAGATTTATGATTATAGGCAAAACGTAATGTATAAACTAAAAAAAATAGATGTATTCTTAGATATATCCACATTTTGTAATGCCGGTTGTCCACAGTGTCATAGAACAAATCCTGATGGACTTGAGAAAGCTGATTGGCTACCATTAATTAATTGGAGTTTTGAACAATTTAAAAAGGTTCATCCGCCAGAGAGCATGCACTTATATAAACAGATGGACATTTGTGGTTCATGGGGTGATCCTGTTATGAACAAAGATATATTTAAAATAATAGAATATATCACATCTCACAGAGTTTGGGTTAACATGAGTACAAATGGATCGATACGAGATGAAGATTGGTGGTTTGATTTAGGTATTGCAGGCGGTCATCGTTTAGCTGTACAATTTTGTATTGATGGATCTACACAAGAGATGCATGAATTATATAGGCGTAAAACTGATTTACAGAAGATACTTAATAATATGGAGACGTTCAGTCAAACACGTGCTCAGGCAAAAGTATATACAGTTAGATTTAAGCATAATGAACCATACTTAAAGGATATTCAAGAATTAAGTAAAAATCATGGTGCTATAAAGTGGACAGGTGTTTTATCTAATAGATTTTACACACAACATCGCGGTATATTCAATTATAGATATGATGGTAAAAACTATATATTAGAAGAAGTTGAGGATAAATCAGATCCAGTCAAAAAAGTAGTATTTATGGATTGGAATAAAACGAAAAAAACATGGGTGGGACGCGACAGTGCACCACATTTGTTAAGACCTGATAATGGAAAAAGTGTGTATCAGGATTCGAGAAATGCGGCAAAAAGAGCATGGAGCTCTCATCGGAGAACAGTATGAAGATTATATGTGAATGGGCTGAGAAAAATAGATACTTGCAGAATTTTAATGGGCAAGTATATCCGTGTTGCTATTTAGTTCAGATTCAGACTCAAAAATTATTTAATGGCACGAACAGACCAGAAGAACAAGAAATATTTAAAAAATATAACGAAGTAAAAGACGAATTAAATGTATTTAATAATGACATTAAAACAATACTATCTCATGAATGGTTTACTAAAACGTTACCTGAATCATGGGATGATCCTGATAAAACATTACGTCAATGTACTAAACACTGTGGAGTAAAAGAATGAAAGACCATGACCTATTAACAGCGCACTTTACTGATAATGAAAGAACTAATATATGTTCATTATGGGTATCTAACGAAACATCTGAAATACATGAAATGCATATTGAATGTAAAGACGGTGATCATCACTTCGAAGATCTAATAACATATATTAGTCTCGATGATATACATGAAAACACATATAAGTTTATGCAGCAACAAAGTGAAGAGTTGCAAAATACGGTTATTGATATTGCCAAAAAGAATGGCTGGATATACAATCTAGATGACTTAAGTACTGAAGTTTATAAGGCTGTTGTTAAATCTATCTTCCTTGATGATTTTGATCCTGATGAACATAAAGAACAACTGTTCTTTTTGAAAATGGAATTATTTGAAACAGAAATGATAAAGTCGTGTAAAGATCGTGAACTTAAAAAACAATTGCGTTTAGCAACAGATTTAATTTCTTGTATTGAAGCGGCATGCAAAATTTATCGTAAGAATTTAGAGTAAGGTTCTCTCAAACTCTTTATTAACACAATGAAAAAAGTAAGCTGAGTCTACCGGCTCTTTTTGGAACTTATCTAAGATAAAATTCCATTGTATTCCCATATCAGTATATGGTATATTATTCTTTTCAATGAGGTATGTTACGTATACTTCGTTATTATAAACAAAATGCTTTGATATTTCTATTGGATATAAACAGTCGTCTCTTGCTTCATCTAATAACGTATTAAGACTTTCTAAGTTTTCACCAAACTGCAGACGCTTAATCACTTCACTTCCTCCGACTACAACTCCAGTATTATAAAGCTTGTTAGTACCTATTTGATTATCTAGTAATAGCATTGCATTTTTAGCACAAGTTTTACAGAATATATTTTGATTATCAAAGTTATCTTGTCTTAAAAAACTTCTTAACTTTGAATATTCTGGATCGCGATGATTACCCTTTAATTTCATTCTCTCAAGCGGATAAACACCTATTGTATTAAGATCTATCATCTCAAATATATCTTTAGCATTATCGTTAATCACAACGTCAAAGTCTAGATATAATACAGCATCATATTCTTTTGCGTATTGTTCGAACTGAATAATCTTTTCAAATTGAATACTATTATAGTCAGTCGTATTTGTACGATGCAATACATAGTCTGCGCCTACACGGTTTGCATACTCGCGCTGAAGAAACTCTAATCTTGGCGCCCATTTCTTAAACTGTGACAACTTAAAATCATTTGTGCTTTTATGATTCTGATCTACATTGTCATTGAATATACTAAAAACTATTTTTTTCACAGTACTCTCTCACCCAAGCAAATTCTTTGTTTATAATATGAATAAAGTTTGTATGTCTTGGCACATGACAAACTCTGTCCATAATAAAATGCCATTTATCATTCATGAACTGAGCCGGAACTTCATTTAGATTTGACTTTACTCCCCATAATGTTTCGTTATCCCAACCAAACATATCTGTAAATACCTGCGGCCACATACCATTATCAGGATTTTTTAGTTCAGTCATAAGATTCATAAAATATGAGAAGTCTTTCCAGTAATCTAATTGTTCAAGATGTTTCTTATTCACACCTATAATACCAGTATTAAAAACTGGATTGTTTGAAACATCTCCGCCTTCTTCCATGATAATAGCCTTTGCATTCCAGAACTTTGCATTAGGACTTCGGTTGCTATGCATCTTCCAACCCCATGCAGCACGTGCTTCTCGCACTTTTACATCTGCAGGTTTAATATGCAAGTTATAGTTTGCATTACTTTTCTTTATTACAATACCTTTATTCAGATCAAATTCATTAAAGAAGTTCTTTCTTGTAATTGAAACAACATCCATATCCAAATATAATATCTCATCAAACTCTCCGAGTAGTTCATACATCAGATATATTTTATAGAAGTTTACAATATTATATGTTGTGAGCATTGGATATTTTTTATTGTAGTGAGCTTTAAACTCTTTCCATTTATCATCGTATTTAAATATACGATAATCAACACCTATATGCTCGGCATAAGCACGTTGGCTTCTTTCTAAAAATGGTTGATGAAGTGCAAACTCTCGTTTTGCTTTTAGGTTCTTGTCTTCAGTATCTCCATAATGTGGAGGCTGTGGGTCAAGTTCATCTTCTGGAATATCAATGTATATACTAAAAATCACTTTGCTCATAGTGTTATATATACCTGTATGAAGACGTATTTAGGACTTGCGCATGGCTTCCATGATGCAGCGATGGCAGTAATTGAGAATGATAGTATCATCTATGCAGGGCATAGCGAAAGATATTCACGTATTAAAAATGATAAGAACATTTCATATCATATGCCACTATGGCATTGGAAGTGTAATCTAAATACAGCTTTTTATGAAAGACCATTCTTAAAAAATACAAGGCGTTTATTTGCTGGCCAGAAATGGAAGAGTGCTCCAAAGTATGATCATTATATACCACATCACTGGTCACATGCCGCTGGTGGCTACTATACACGCCCGTGGGCGGCCGAACCTGTGTGTGTAGTGATAGATGCAATAGGTGAATGGGATACCTGTTCTATCTGGTATAAGAAGAAAAAGGTCTGGAGTAAGAAATATCCGTATTCTTTAGGTCTTTTCTATTCAGCTATTACACAATACATTGGTCTGAAGCCTAATGAAGACGAATATATTACAATGGGAATGGCTGCGTTTGGTAAACACGTATTTGATTTAGATTACTTATTAAAATATAATCTCCACAAAGGAATAAAAGAATACGTGGTCGGTACAAACGAAGACATTGCAGCAGCAGCCCAGGCATGTATAGAAAAAGAAATCATTACTATTATGACAAGAGCACGCAAATACTCTGATCACTTATGCTATAGTGGTGGGGTTGCGTTGAACTGTGTAGCGAACTCTAAGATACATGGTATGTTTAAGAATATATGGATCATGCCAAATCCAGGTGATAGTGGAAGTGCATTAGGTGCAGCTGCAGCGGTCAACGGTAATATGTTAGAATGGAATGGTCCGTATCTTGGTCATGATATACAAAGAACAATTGACCCTAAGCAAGTTGTTGAGCATTTAATACAACATCATTACTGTGGAATTGCGAATGGTCGTGCCGAGTATGGACCGAGAGCTCTTGGCAATCGTAGTCTACTTGCTGATCCACGGCTAGATATTAAAGATACAATGAATAAGATTAAAAGACGACAGGCGTTTCGGCCGTTTGCTCCTGCGATTCTTGAAGAATATGCAGAAGATTATTTCGAAGGTCCGATGAATGAATACATGCAATATGTTGCTAAAGCAAAACATCACTATAAGAGTGTTACACATGTTGATGGATCAGCGAGAGTGCAAGTCGTGAAACCTGATTGTAGTTCGATACTAAGACCTATATTAGAAGAGTGGTATGAAAAAACCGGATGTCCTATGTTGCTTAATACGTCACTAAATATTAAAGGTCAACCGATGGTCAATACGATACAAGATGCAAACGAATTTGAAACACATTATAAGGTAAAGGTATTTTGAATTAAGAAGTCGATCTCGTAAACAGGCTAAGACCTAGTTTAGACTTAATACCTATTCTATGCCAGTTATTTGAACAATGTATCGCATTACGTGAAAATGTAAATGGCTTACCTGGTTCCCATAGCATCTTTGCCGCGACTGACATTCCTTCAAAGTTTTCTGTCGGAAGATGATCGCAATCAGCTGCAGTTACTTTATCAATATAACCTTCTTCTATATTAGCTACTGTGCTATATTCTCGAGTTTCGGTGTTATGTCTAGGTCCTTCTTTACTTGGTGGAGAACCTTTTAAAAACATTGTGCCTTCTTTATACCACATTTGTTTGAAGATGTACAATACATTTTGATCGAGTGCTGCATCTTCTTCGTGGTCATACGATAATGGAAATACTATATTCTGATAATTTGATTCTGTTATCTTTGTGTCTGCATGCAGTCTATATGGATATAGAGTTTCAAAGAAGTTTCCGCTATTACATTCCCAGTTTTCGTGTCCAAGGTTTTCGCTGACATAATCTCTTACTACAGCATACGCTCTTTTATATGAAGCGCCCTTCCTCCAGGGTTTAACATCCTTTTCTTCGGCGTTATATATGTCAATGATTTCGTCATGTTGATCTTTTGTTAATGGCTTAAAATATTTTATCATTCTATTTCTTTCTCTATTCCACAATGGCCTTTACATATAAGCGGCGCAGTTTCGTAACTATTCAAAGAATCTACAAAATTTATCCATTCCTTTGATAAGAATATATCATCTAATGATTCTGCATTATCTAAATGCAAGTGTTCTTTGAAAAGATTATTATGTAATGGATCATTTTTTTTATCGTGATGATGTGCATTATCACATATACAGCATGGTACAATATAACCGGTTGCTGAATACGCAAATTCTCGTATACCGTTCGGGACACATTGTGGTTTTAATACTTTCATGAGTTGCGCCAGTTTGGTAAAACAAACTCTGGATTTGTTGGTTTATACGAATTATCATACTGCTCATGGTCAAACCTACCAGAATATACTGTATTAAATTTAATATTATTGTCCTTTGCAAGCTGTCTGGCCTGATCGATGTCATTTTCGTTGTACTTAAAAACAATATACTTCCATTTGGGATTGGGTGCCAATTTCATGACTTCAAATAGTTTTTCACCATCTTGGTTTATTCTATATTTGTGACTATCTTTTGGTAGGCCGTCTAGACCAAAGGTCCATATGGCGTCGGTGTTTGCAGCAAAAGCATTATTATACCAATCATATGATTTATGAGAAGCAGCTGTAACGACTCGCGCAAGCTTGTTTTGTTCTTTTAAATAAACTAACATATCTATAAAACGTGGATGAAATATTGGATCAGAAATTGTACCACAAAATACTATCTCATCAAATTTATCTACTAACATTTTAAAATGTTTCATTGGCATATCTGCACCCTTAACCTTTTTGTTTTGGGCGGCATAAAGATATTGTCTCATACAATTTGGACATTGTAATGTGCAACGAAATGTAATATCTAAGTTGATCGAAGTTCGATCATAGAACAGTTTTGAATGATTCATTTAATGCCTATGCTGATAGTTAGCTATTACCTTAGATACATTTTCCGTGGTCATTGGTACATTTAATATGATATGATGTGAATTGTCTACCCAGGCCATAGTCCTATGCATCTTTCGTGTATTAACATAATATACCCTACCAGGTTCAATCGGCATTTTTTTATCATCCATAAGCCAGTCGTAGTCATACGGGCCAGCATTTAATGGAAATACGATAAGTCTAAATGTATCACGCTTTAGTGTTGGGTGATCTCGATGTGGTACAAAATGGCCACCTTGATTTGCTCGAACAACAAAGCTTCTACCTAGTTTTGGAAACATCTGAAATAATGGCCATAAACATTCCATTCCTTCAAGTAGTTCTGTTGGTTCGCATACTTCAAGTTCAGATACTCTTCGATGAAGCATATGAGTAAGCTCACCGAGTGATGGAATATCTGTATGGCTGCCACCAGGCATTGATGTAAATGAAAGACCTTGTCGATCATTTTCACGACCTACTCGTGGAAGATAATCTACCCAGTCGTTATCAAAAGCTTTTATTTGTTTTCTATATTGATTAATATCAATCTGTAGTTTTAAAGGCTCAAAATCACCCAGAGCGAGTAAAGCCAGTTCATTTTTAACGTCTTGGAGATCAGCATCTTCTATACTGTAATATGATTTTTGGCCGGATATACCGGCCGGAACTTTCACTGTAGTGGTCATGTTTCAATCCTATATAAATAACAATCTATCATAGTTATATATAACAATGAAATACAGATTATCTTTCGTATAAATAGTCATAACAATTAACAGAGAGTCTATTATGGCAGCACCAAGTACAAGACAAACCCATATTGATTACTGCCTGAGACGCTTAGGCGATCCAGTAATTGAAATAAATGTGGATGATGATCAATTAGAAGATCGTGTAGATGAGTCACTTGAATATTTTCGTGAATATCACAGTGAAGCATTACAACGTACATTCTTAAAGCATTTAGTAACTGCTACTGATGTAACAAATGAATTTATTACAATAGATAGTGCTATTACTCAGGTAACAAAACTATTTAGTATTCAAACCGGTACTTCAACTACAAATTTCTTTGACATTAAATATCAAATGATGTTAAACGATATGACAGATATTCATGGTACAATGGGTAATCTTGCATATTATGACATGATGCAACAGTATCTTGGTACTATTGATATGATGCTCAACGGAACTCCTCAAACAACATTTGTACGTAAACAAAATAGATTATATATTCACGGGGATTTTGCAGACGGTGATATCGTCGCAGGTAAATATCTTGTTGCTGAAGTTTATAAAGAAATTAATGATTCAGACTATACGACTGTATGGAATGATCTGTGGTTAAAAGAATATACAACTGCATTGTTTAAACAGCAATGGGGTCAAAACTTGATTAAGTTTGATGGAATGGTACTTCCAGGTGGTGTAACATTAAACGGTAGACAGATATATGATGATGCTTCACAAGATATATTAGCGCTAAGAGAAAGAATAAGGCTAGAACACGAAATGCCAGCAGATTTCTTTATAGGATAATAATATGGCAAGAAACCCCAATTTCAGTCAAAAAGTCAAATCAGAACAGAATCTATATGAAGATATCATTATAGAGTCAATGAAGATCTATGGTCAAGATGTTTATTATCTTCCACGAACTATTGTTAACGAGAATACAATACTTGGCGAAGATGTAGCAAGCAGCTTTACTTCTTCGTATAAAATAGAAATGTATCTTGAAAATACGGAAGCATTTGATGGTGAAGGAGATCTCTTTACTAAGTTTGGTGTAGAGATAAGAGATGAAGCAACATTTATTGTTGCAAGAAAACGATGGTCTCAGACAGTTGCTTCTTCTAGTAATGCTATTACAGTATTAAGACCAAAAGAAGGTGACTTAATTTGGCTATCACTTTCAAATAAATTATTTGAGATTCTACATGTTGAGCATGAATCTCCGTTTTATCAGTTAAGTAATCTTCCTACATATAAGATGCGTTGTCAGTTATTCGAATATAGTGGCGAAGATATTGATACTGGTATTGCTGGCGCTAATGCTATTCAGTCAGACTTTGGATATCGTGTCTCTCTTACAATGGATAGTGATGGCATACCGCGCGTGGCGTCTGATGGCACTACGGTTTCTGGATTTATTATTGGTGAAAATATAACACAAACATTTACAAGCGGTACTATTTTAACAGGTGAAGTTGCGGCTTGGAGTGATTCTGATAATATTCTACACTTAGTAAACTTTGGCGCAGATGATGGTGCATTCCACTTACCGGTTGTAGGAAGGCAAGTCGTTGGTGCAACTTCAAATAATACAACAACCGTAACTGCAGTAAGCGAAGAATTAAAACAAAATGAAAATGAGCAAAATAGTGTCTTTGAAACAACTAATGATGTTATGAGTTTCCTAGATTTTAGTGAAACGAATCCGTTTGGAGATGTACAATAAATGTTGAATGCATATTTTTATCATGAACGTATACGAAAAAGTGTTGCTATGTTTGGCTCGCTCTTTAATAATATATACGTTTTAAACAAAAACAGCGCTGGTGCTATCATACAAACAAAGAAAGTTCCGCTTTCTTATGCACCTAAGGCTAAGTTTCTTGAAAGAATTAGAGAACATGCCGATCTAGATGCTAGCAATAAAGTAGCATTGAAACTACCACGTATGTCGTTCGAGATACTGGCCTACACGTACGCGCCTGAGAGACAGCTACAAAAGACTGGTAATTTTAGTCGAGTTGGTCTTACTGATAGTGATCGTGTTAAAATATATAGTCCGGTGCCATATACTCTTTCTATGCAGTTAAACATATTTACAAAATCTCAAGATGAAGCTCTACAGATCGTAGAACAAATCATACCATACTTTAATCCGCAATATACTATTACGATTAAACCGTTTAGTGATTATGCTGACATACTAGAAGATTGTCCTATTACACTTTCAGGTATGAGTTATTCAGATGATTATGAAGGTTCGTTGGATTCACGTAGAACGATTGTATATCAATTAGACTTTGAGATGGAAGCTAACTTCTATTCAGGAGTTATAAATACTCAGATAATACGTAAGGTTACAACAGAACAATATTTAATGGATGTTGCAAACGGACTGACAGCAGACAGCGATGTCAAAGTTTCAACGTTAACAGTACTTCCTAATCCTCTTGGTGTGACAGCTGATAGTGATTATGGATTTACAACAACTTTAGTTTCACATGTGGATAGTAGTCAATGACAAAAGAACCAGATAATGTAAGTAATGACTATAACTATTCGCGACAAACATACTATGATCTGATAGAAAAAGGCAAAGAAAGCCTTGACCTCATGATAGAAGTAGCAAGAGAGTC